TATCAGCGCCAACCATCTGCTGTGCATGGACATAGCTTTTAGCCAGTGCGCCGATATCGTTAATGTGTTCGAGACTTGAGTGTCCTCGTATCTCTTCGGGAATGCTAGATTTCCAGTCTTCAACAGACTGAGCTACCTCTGGTGCATCGACTGCCTCAGAGACTACAGCTACCTGTTCTTCACTCATTGATCTGATCCTTTAGTTTTTGATCCCAATCTGCCAGCATGTTTTTGAGAAACAGCACTACCGTGCGCTGGCCTTCACGATAGGCTGTCTCCGTCGGATCGGACGAAAATGTGGATGTGGTTAGATGAAACCGAGACTCCAGGTGCTCTAGTGCCTTTTGCCCGTCTTCAGTTTCAAATGTTCTTTTGTATACGCCCTTGATTTCATCAGGTGTCATTGACCCTCCAATGCTCTATAGGCAGGTGCGGCTTGTCCTGCGGCCTCCATTAACTGCACGGCTTGCTGCTGTTCAGCTGCCGCTTCTTCTGCTTCTTGTCGGTTTTGTCGTATTTCAGCTACCTGGTCATTGCCACGGATTGTCGATGCAGGAACGCCCAGCACCTTGAGCAGGTACTTAGACATGCCATCAATGTCAATGTAGTCCATAGCAGCTTGGTCAATCTGCGATAGCGGCATGAATAGCTCGATCATGCGTAGCGCCGATTGGATATCACCGGACCGTTGTGCTTTAGCCAGCGGTGATACGTATTCGATTTCGATATCCGAGTCGCGCATAAAGTCAGGCGCAGGGTTGAACGCCTTGGCTCGCACCATCAGGTTGTACACGCGGCCAATCATGGGTTGCAGTAGTTCAGCCTGTAAGCGTCCAAGAACTGGACCGAGCAAGCGCATCTTCTCTTCAGTACGCTGCACGACTTCGGTCGCTGTCATCTGTGGACCCTGGCTCATAATAAGCTGGTCAACGTAGAAAGCAGACTCGATAGAGCGACGACGCTGCTCTTCCATGTTGAGGCCCAATGGATTGTTAGCCCCTATATTTAGTGGTTCAAGACGGTCGCGGGTACCAGATCTGTAAAAGTTAAGGCCGCCAGGCACGGTACGGATAGGTAGCATAAAGCCATCGTCAGGCACCATCAGCGGTGGATCGACCTGCTTCTGCGCCGCACGAATGGTTACTTCTGACATCTTGTTGAGCATCTTGATATCAGGGAGTGCCGTCATTGCCGGTGATCGGCCATAGCCAATCTCAAAGCTGGCCTTCAGGAAGCGCGGCGCGACGTAGGGGAACTCTTCAAAGCCCGACTCGCTGAGAACAGTACGGCTACCGGGGTCAAGATAGACCGAGGCAAATGGCATGTTCTTGTTGTCTTTGCGAGTGGTATTGCGCTCATCGCGTGGGTATACCGCATGGATCAACGTGATTTCTTGGTACGGATCTTTCTTAGCGGCATTGATAATCTTGTTGTCTACAATCTCTTCGCCAAAGCGCTGGATGATTGCCCTGGCTGGCATCTTAAACTGACGGAATACGGTATCGACGCGGCCCTTGTCATCTTCTGACAGATAGACTTCAGCGCAGTGTTTGGTAGAGAAACGGACCTGCGAGTCTGGATCTGACTCGATAAACATAACGCCGGTGCCAAAGCAGATAAGATCGGAATACAGCTCATGGATCTGCTCTTGGAAGTTAGAGCGATTGAACGCCAGGTACATATCGTCCTCGACGGACTCCAACCACTCCTTGGCTTCATCGTTTTCATCAAGCTCTTTGTTGCGGAATCTTAGGGAAAACCAGCGGGTGGCCGCATTGGTTAACATGCCGTGCAAACTAGCCGCCATAAGTTCTGCTGCATGGATAGCAGTAGAGTCAAAGATTAGCTCAGTGCGCTTATCGCCATCTGTTCTCTTCTTAGTGATATCTGCTTTGCGGGGAATCACATAGTCTGCGATTTCCTGCCAGTGACTCTCCCAAACCTGCCGTTGTGTAGACAGACTTTGGAAGCGCCTCATCAAATCAGCGCCTAATTCATCGGCCATGTTTTTCCCCTAATGTTCTACGTGGAACAGCTAGCTGCCCAATAATGTCTTTCGTTGTACGCTCGCCTGCCCTGTTAAACCCATCGGGCTAGTAGCAACACCACGAGCACGTCTTCGCCGGTAAAGCTCGCGGGTTGCCTCTTCCTGGTTCTCGGTTGCACCACTAAGCGCTGCGAGTGGTCGAATAGCCTGGCGATCAACTGCACCAGCGGGCTGTGTTTGTTCTTGCACGATCTTTGGCGTACCCGTTATAGCTTTTGCAAGATTGCTAGTTTCCCGCTGAAGAATATCTTTTTGGGCTTTTAGTCCAATAGTGCGATCAAACTTCTCACCCGCCTTGCGGATTGCCTTGCCTACTTTTTTGACTGGCTTGCTCATATCATCCCCATTTGTGCGGTAGGTCCAGTACCGCGCCATCATCTGTCATGTAGCCGCCCATCCTAAGCAGCATTTCAGTTTGCGAGTTTTCCACAAGGATGCGATCAACGCCAGATACCCAGGCTACGCTAAACAACGCATTCATTAGCCGCCTGCTAAAGAATCGCCGTTGGTAATCAGGTAAAATCAGCGTATGCGCTGTCCATGTCGATTCATCACCCTCTACCGCATAACACCAAAAGAAACCCGCAATTTGGTCCTTGATTTCGCATGTTACAACAAAAGCGTAGTCAATGATTCGTCTGTGTTCTTCTCGATACGGATAGTCATACCTCTCCATGTAATCAAGAAGTACATCTTGAGACAGCTTAGCGTCATGTATTCTTGGGCGTATCACCGGCGCCTAGCTTCTTTCGCTTGGTTTCGGAATCGAGCAAACCCCGTGGGCCAGTCAGAATAGTCTGCTGTCTGCCGACACGCCGAGGATCAAATAGCTTTTTCTTCAGCCTTTCTTGCTCCCCCTCGTAAATCGGCTCAATCGGAACCATGGGAGGCGGGGGCGGAGCTGCCGGTACTTTAATTTTAGGTCTACCCATTCTTAAATCCTCGCTGAGAAAGGGTTATATGATGAATCTGCAATCGCTTGCGGTGGTCTGCCATCATGCAACGTATTGTCTTTGATGCCAACCGCTAGGTAGCGGAACGCATCGGCAGCGTGGCTAGACCAGTCATGCACAGGCGTTGCACGGAAACTTCTGGACTTCTCATTGTACGCACGATGGTACTGACGTAAGCACTCTAGCCCCGCTTGGCAGGTGTCTCGGTCGAATAGGCATCGCGGGATAAGCATTTGCGCGGCATGTATGCCGTCCTCCAATGGGAGCTTTGGAATTACTCGAAAGTTGATGCCGAGGTCAAAGGAAACTTCGCGTCGTGATTTGCCACTACCCAACTCCCTAACCTCGATATCATGCGGCGCATTATGTGTGCCATAGAGATAACCCTTGGCTTGCAGGACTTCAGCATAATGCGGCAATCCCTCATTCCTATTCTCGTAGAAGTCAATGACGTGTACCGCACGTCCTACGCTTTGGGTAAACCAGATGGCCGTGCTATCCCCTACACCCAAATCCCACCACGTATCTACTCGGGTAGCCGGGTCATGGGGAACCTCAGTGATGCGCCCCTTTTCGTGGAGTGCCTGTAGCTCTTTTCCGTAAATGGCCCCTGGCACATTCGCAACCCAAGAGCACTCAAACTCCTGCTCGAACTGATCGGGAGACATCATGGCCTTAGCAGCCTCTAGCTCTTCTTCATCGAGAATGCCTGTCTCACTGGCCTTATAGACTTGAGTAAACCAATCCTTCTGCCCACTAGCAGCGTCATATAGCTCATAGAACGCATTGTGACCACGCGGCGTACCAATGAATAATGCCCAGCCCTTTCGGTCGGATAGGGCGGGTCTGATGATCTCCGGAAACAATGACTCGGGCATGTCGGCCATCTCGTCTAAGACAGCGCCATCTAAGTAGATACCACGCAAGCTATCAGGGTTCTCAGATCCTAATAACTGTATCCTGGCACCATTGGGCAGATCAGCCCGCAATTCTGTCTCATGGAAGCGCACCATCGGTATGGCACTAGCGAACTGCTTTAGGTAATCCCATGCCACAGCTTTTGCTTGGCGATAGGTCGGCGCTATGTAAGCAAAGCGCGGGTTGGTCTTGTCGGATAGAATGGCATCTCTCAGCAGGTGGTTGATCGCCATAACGGTTTTACCGAAACGACGATGGCATACCACGACACCCCAGCGATGAGTTTGCAGTTGGTTATGCAAGTCAGCCTGTAGCTTTCTTGGCTTATAGGGGATGTATATCTCAGTCATCGTTTAAAAGATTGACTGTCGTCAGGCATCAGATGCCCAACAAACACCGTGTGAGCCTTCTTAAATTCAGATAACAAGTCTTCGAGTGCCAGCAGGTCTATGCGCTCGCCATGAGCTTGTGATCGTTCCATAGACTGCCATTGAGTTAACGCCCTGGATTGCGCCGCCATTAACTTTTCGTATTGGTCCCTTGTAAGCTGCATGTTGTCCTCACTGGTTACTGTCGTCCCACTTCAGTGTGATAGTGCCGCTGACCTTGGTGTCATTGTCTTCGGCCTTATTGCGAACCCCCAGAGGTGCTAATTGTCTTACGTACTTATCTTTCTGATCTGTCTCTAGCCTGCGGCGCTGCACTTCCGCCATGGCGAGTTTTGGGTCATCAGGTAATGGCTGCTCGATAATATCAATAATCTGATCTCTCAAGACTTCAGCCTGCAACGCTCTAGCTCTGCGATATTCCTGGTATGCCTCATCGCTATCTTGCACATGCCGCAATACCGTCTTCCATGAAGGGTACTTAGCATTCTCATTACAGATGCGGGTTAGCGACATGCCATCGGCTATCTGCTCACAGATTTCCGAGAATTGCTGTTTTGTCAGTCTAGGCTTTCTAGGCAATGCCATCGCTCCTAAAAGATTGACTCCGTAAAAAAAGCCCCGCCGTAAAAGATTGTCTCCGCCACGGGGCAATGTATATGGGAGGCCAACATGCATTGGCTCGCTAATAATAGGCTTGGCAGGCTGTGAAAGCAAGAGACTGTGTTGTGGTCGGAATATATATACATAACACACGCGCCCACATACGCGGGGGTACGGGGGTGCGCACACGCAAACGCGCACACACGCTACGCGCAACGCACATGCGCACGCGCAGCCAGGCGCACACGCATGCACAGGCGTCGCGTCAAGAGGCTTGTACGCGCGAGCAATCCCACAATGAGCTGATGGGTTACGTCCCAACACCCCTCACCCCTAGCTGCTGCATTCCCTGGTCAAGCCCTGGCATAGCCCTAGAACGCCCTGTAATCGCCCCTGCTGCACGTTAGCTGCCGACCCTATGCAACCCTACCGCCTAGCCCCTAAACGCTTGATATCGCTTGATTTTGCAATTCTTTTTGTCGCATTTGTCACACGTTTAAACCTACCCCTTGACGTAACGCGTCAGGGTATGTACCTTGGATCACGTCAACACAACAACGCCACGGGAGGCACACGACATGACACGCATAACACTTAACCCAATCCAGCAAGAGCACATAGCGGACCTCATCATCGAGCACCGACTAACCGCTAGCAGCGAAGATCGCTTTTTCCAGAAGTGGTTAGAAACCGATGACGACGCAGTGCACAGCATATTCAAAGCGCAAGCGAGACATCGCCGAGCTATCGAAGCTGAGCTGCTAGACCGCTACGGCATCAACCTAGAGGCAGCCACCACGCGCCGCCTCAACAAAGCATTCAACACGGAGGCTGCGTAAGCAGCCCTAACCGACCAGGGAGGTCATTATGTACTACGTAGCACTTGAAGAAACACCAGGCATTGCCCGCAAGGTCAAGCGCCTATCATCCATCCGCTTTACCGAGCGTGACGAAGGCCAGAAGTTCACCGTCCGCACCAGAGTAAAGCTAGAGAGCTGGGACGCGCTGCGCGTTTACCAGGTAATCAACGGCAAGCTTAAGCCGCTGCAGGAGCACAGCATCATTTTCTAGCCGTACTGACGAGCCTGGCTGGATACCAGGCGAAACGCCGCGAGGCGTCTACGGAATCCACCGTATTTATGGGAGTTTTACAACATGACAAAATCAGAAATCAAAAAAGCAATCCGCGCCGCTATGTGCGAGCTGGTAGAGCTGCGACACCTGGGAACCCGCGACCATATCCGCGACATGCATGATTACCAGCGCAAGCTGCAGCGCACCATGAACAACGCTGCGCCCTATGATCTCAAGACTGACCCTATTACCCTGGTCGCTGACTACTACGTGGTGGACCATCTGCGTACAGCCTGGGAGCAGCGAGGCAGCCTTAGACCCCGTGACATCCTGCATTGCCAGGAGTCATACATCATCGCTCACGCCCTGGTAGATGCCTACCCCGAGCGCTGCGAGGCAATCATGCAGCGTATGGATGATGAGCTGGACTTGCTAGGCATTCACTGGCACCGGCTGCAGTACACCTGTGGTCAGATCATCGAGCGTGAAAGCGAGGTGGCAGCATGACATATGAGCAAGCGATGGCGGGTGAGACCATCACCCGTCGCCAGGCATTCGCAGAGGTCGAGCAGCACGGGATCGACATAATGGAGTTTATCGAAGACTGCGGAGACTCCGCACACTACAACTCACGGGAGGTTTTAGAATGGCTCGGTTACTAAGCCTGCGAGAGCAAGAGCTGCAGATCAAGATAGCACGCGCAGCGATTGCCGATAGCCTGGGACAAGACAAGCCAGCCGAGGCGCAACACGATCTCGGCTTTACCCACTGCCACACCTGCGGCTTCGAGATATTCGATTGCGAATGTCCCGAGCAGGTAGACCTGGAGGATTTGATCTAATGAGACGATGGCTAACCGATACTGAAATCTCAGCTATGGCGCATGCCTGGCTGAATACTTTTGAGTTTACCGGCGATGAGCTGGCAGCTTCACGCGCTGCTAGTGAGTATTGCCTGGAAGAGCTGCGCATTAGGCCTACTGATCAGCAGATAGGCTACGCCAGGAAACTAGGGCGCGTGCTCTGGAATGAAACAGTTATCCAGGTGAAGCGGGAGGTGATGCAATGACTAAACGAGCCTATCGGGTAACGCTTACCCAGGTTAGCAACAGACTCACGCGCTCGATTCACTACGTCGAGGCCGAGAGTCACAACGAAGCAGGCCAGGCTGCGCTACTCAGTCGCTTTCAGTCAGACATGATCGAGGGCCGGTTCCACCAATGGGCGCCGGTGGTCATCAAACCGATAAGGGTTAATCAGTGAGGCATAAATTAAGCATTGACCAGGTCGCGCATGCTTTCGAGCTGCACGGCCTTTCTGTTTCTTATGAGTGGATAGCCCAAGACCTGGGCGTTAGCGTGACCTGTTTGCGTCGCTATATGCGGGGCGCAGAGCGCTATGGCTTTTCCTTTTGGGATACTTACCGACTAGCTAATGCTTAGCATTGCTAAGCTATAGCTTTAAGCTAATGCTTAGCATCGCTTAGCTTAAGACTATTTAGTTTATCTAAGTTAATTAGCTATTGCTTAGCATTGCTTAGCTTATGCTGTCTGTTTATCGCAAGCGAAGCGTAACGACCAGGCAAAAAGCTGTCAAGCCCTAGCAGCCAATTAATTTTCTAATGCCCTGCCGCTGCCTGCGCACTCTCCGCATATTTTGAGAGTCTGCACGTTCCGGTAGCCTTGGGGCAGCTCGACTGTTTCCTCTTCTTCTAAGAAAAAGCCTAGCCCATTACACGACAGGCATTCTTCCCAGCCAAACGCTTTGATGATGGGGTCACCATCGGTAGATTTATCTAACATTTGAAGTCCTCCAGTAAACTATTTGAGTAGTCACTTTCTTGAAT